TCAAACCGCAAGCAATGCGTGCTCGACGAGAAGCACTGAGACACTTTAAAAAGCGTCACATGACCCTGCCTAAACAGCAGGGTTCTTTTGTATAATAGGTCCATACGCAAAAGACCAATGACCGTCCGCCACGAAATCAAGTCTCAACTTGCTAAACTCCTTGCCACTGAGGATCTGGTGGTGGAGCACAAGAAGGTTGAGACTGCCTGCTTTAATGTTCATACTCGTGTGTTGACTCTGCCGATGTGGGAGGGTGCTACGAATGAGATTTATGATATGTTGGTGGCACACGAGGTGGGTCATGCACTTTATACTCCTGATCGTGATTGGTTGAAAGAATATAAAGTTCCTCCACAGTTTGTGAATGTGGTTGAGGATGCTCGTATTGAGAAGATGATGAAGCGTCGTTATGCTGGTATCTCCAAGACCTTCTATCGTGGTTATAGTGAACTTTCTGATAAAGATTTTTTCGGTATTGAATGTGAAGATGTGAGCAAGATGAATCTTGCAGATCGTGCAAATCTATACTTCAAGATTGGAAACTTTGTCAATATTCCCTTTGACCAAGATTTTGAGATGCCAATCATTCGTATGATTGATCATTGTGAAGACTTTGATGACGTTCTGATTGCGGCACAGGCACTCTACAAGTACTGTCAGAATCAGATGAATACCGAAACCAAGACTGATATGGATTCTTTGGAATCACAAAGTTCTGGTTCTTCTGATAATACAAATCAGCAGCAAGAAACTGATTCTCAATATCAGGAAGAAGATCAGAATCAGTCCGAAGATGGTGAAGCATCTGAACAATCCACCGAATCTGCGAGTGATGAACAATCGAACGATGGAGGTGGTGTAAGCAATTCGGACCCTCAGGTAAGCACAATGGATTCTCTCGAAGAATCTATTAAGGATCTTATCGATATGAATGGTATTGAGAATGTTTATCTTGAGATTCCTAAACTAAATCTGGAAAAAATTATTGTTCCCAACTCTACAATACATAATGCCTGCCATGAACTGTGGGATGATTGTTTCGATAAAACTGTTTTTGATTTTGTTGATTCTGAGTTTCTAAAGTTTAAGAAATCTGCACAGAAAGAGGTCAACTATCTTGTAAAAGAGTTTGAGTGTCGTAAGTCTGCAGATTCCTATGCTCGTGCCACCACTGCTCGCACGGGTGTTCTTGACTGCACTAAACTTCACACCTACAAGTACAACGAAGATCTTTTCAAGAAAGTTACCACTCTTGCTGATGGTAAGAATCACGGTCTGGTATTCATTCTTGACTGGTCTGGTTCGATGGGTCAGGTGATGTTGGACACCGTTAAGCAACTTTCTAATCTGGTTTGGTTCTGTAAAAAGGTTGGTATTCCTTTTGATGTCTATGCATTTACCAACGATTATCCTCTCGTTTCTTATGATGAAGATGGTAAATCAAATCTCCGAGAACTTTCATATCGAAAGAAAGATGGACTGATGCAAGTTGGTGAGTGGTTCTCTTTGATGCATATGTTGACTCACAAGACTAACTCTAAAACTTTGGATCAACAGATGAATCATTTGTTCCGTCTTGCATGGAGCTTTAGTCGTTATACAATGTATAAAATTCCTATTGGTATGGGTCTCTCAGGAACTCCTTTGAATGAGACGATGATCTCACTTCATCAAATCATTCCTCAGTTCAAGAAAGAAAACAAACTTCAAAAGGTTCAATGTGTTGTGTTGACTGATGGTGAAGGATGTTCTCTCAAATACCACCGTGAGGTGCAACGTCACTGGGAATCCGAACCGTTTATGGGTACGGCACACGTTGGACAACACTGTTTCTTGAGAGATCGTAAAACTGGAAATACTTACAACTTGGGTGACAATTGGTATGATATGACTGATGTTCTTCTCGAAAATCTAAAAGATAACTTTACTGACACTAACTTTATTGGTATTCGCGTTCTGGAATCTCGTGATGCCAACTCTTTTATTCGTCGTTATACTGGAGGTTGGAGTTCCCCTCAATATGATAAGGTTCATCAGATTTGGAGAAAAGAAAAAGCATTCGCACTTAAAGAATCTGGATATCACACATATTTCGGACTCTCGGCAAATGCCCTTGCAAATGAGTCTGAGTTTGAGGTTGATGATGATGCGTCCAAGGCACAGATCAAGAAATCCTTTATGAAGAGTCTCAAGAACAAAAAGATGAATAAAAAAATCCTCAACGAATTTGTGGACCTTATTGCTTGATAAATATTTTTATAGTATAGGTATTAAAAATGTCTAGATTTGGGAAATTGTTGGGAGGTAAAAAAGCATCACCTGCTCCAACTCCTGCACCAACAGCACCGGAACCACCTAAAGTAGAGGTAGTAGAAGTTCCTGCTGTTCAAGAAGTTACGGAATCTCCTATCGTTGATGAAGATACTACTAACTATGAAGAGTGGATTGAGGAGGAGTATGAGAGTGATGTGTCATTTCATGACATGACTAAGAAAGAACTTGAAGACTATGGTAGAACCGTAGGTATTGAGTTGGATAGAAGGCATTCTAGAAGAAAGTTGGTTCAAGAATTGCAAGAGTATTTGGACAATCACTGAACTGTCCACTGGGGGTCTCAGGACCCCCTTTTTTCTTGTATAATAACTTCAGTTGAAACAAACAACCTACATCATGTCTCTTTCTTCTGACTACATCCGCACCTCTCTTCAATCTCTTTATGGAGAATCTGTGACAAGTGCCGATATTCGTGCATGGTGTGCAATGAATGGTGCCACATATCAGACCATTACTAAAAAACTTTCTGATTACAAAGTTGGCCATGGTAAGTGGAACCTTACCGTTCGGGAACAAATGGAGAAAACCTACCAGGCACCTGCTGCAATTGTTCCCGATCAGGAACAGCAAAACCTTATCCCCGCGAAAGATGATACCTTCGTCAAGTTTGGTAACTTTGGTGATATTAAAAAGATTATTCAGTCCCGTCTTTTTTATCCAACGTTTATTACTGGTCTGTCTGGCAATGGTAAGACTTTCTCTGTTGAGCAAGCATGTGCCCAACTTGGACGAGAACTTATTCGTGTAAACATTACTATTGAAACTGATGAAGACGATCTTATTGGTGGTTTCCGTCTTGTCGATGGGGCAACTGTTTGGCATAACGGACCTGTCATTGAAGCACTCCAACGAGGAGCAGTCCTGCTACTCGATGAAATTGACCTTGCTAGCAATAAAATCCTCTGCCTCCAGTCCATCCTTGAAGGCAAAGGTGTGTTTCTGAAGAAGATTGGTAAGTTTATCAAACCTACCGCAGGTTTCAATGTGATTGCCACTGCCAACACCAAAGGTAAAGGTTCTGATGATGGTCGTTTCATCGGCACCAACGTTCTGAATGAAGCATTCCTTGAACGTTTCCCTGTGACCTTTGAGCAGGCGTATCCCACTCCTACACAAGAGAAGAACATCCTAATGAAACTCTCTGAGGATGTTGATTTCTGTTCTCGTCTTGTTGACTGGGCAGACATCATCCGCAAAACCTTCTATGATGGTGGCATTGATGAAATCATCAGCACTCGTCGTCTTGTTCACATCATTAATGCCTACAATATCTTTCAAGACAAAGCAAAGGCAATCCAAGTGTGCGTGAATCGTTTTGATGATGAAACCAAGCAAGCATTCCTTGAACTTTATGATAAAGTGGATGCTGACTTTCAACTTCCTGAAGAAGTTGCACCTGAAGCACCTTTCTGATATAATAAGATATGACTAACTCCTGGTCCATGCTTTACGATGAACTTTTGAAAATGGATAAAATTATTGATGATGGTATGCGTCCTTGGGGACACAGCGATTATGAATTTATTATTAACAACAATATGAGCAACGACATTATTACACAATCTCCCAGTACTCCATGGAAGTACAATGAAGAAGAGATCGTCAAAGAACTTCTTGAGTACATTCGTGGAACCTACAATCAACACTATTCTTCTGGTGATGACCAGATTCAAACATTAGATCTGATCGAAGCATGTGGTGATGGTGAACCATTCTGTCGATCTAACATTCTCAAGTATGCCTCTCGTTATGATAAGAAAGGCACCGCACGTCGTGACATTATGAAGATTCTGCACTATGCTGTTCTTCTGATGCATTTTAATGACAAGAATGCACAACGTGAAACCTATCCTCAATGAAACTGAAAGAAAAAACAATGAAACTGTCTGATAATGCCCTTGCAATCCTTAAGAACTTTGCCGGAATCAACAACTCGATTCTTGTGAAGGAGGGTAACAAACTCCGTACCATTTCTGTTGCAAAGAACATTCTTGCCGAAGCAGAAATCAAAGAAGAGTTCCCCCGTGACTTTGCCATTTATGATCTGAACCAGTTTCTGAATGGTTTGAGTCTTCACCAGGATCCTGATCTTGACTTTAAAGAAGATTCTTATCTGAGCATCAAAGAAGGAAAGCGTCGTGTGAAGTATTTCTTTGCCGATCCTAATGTTATCATTTCTCCTCCCGAAAAAGAGATTCAACTTCCTACCGAAGACATTTGTTTTCAGATGGATAGCGTAACTCTTGAGAAACTGGTAAAGGCAGCAGCAGTATATCAGTTACCCGACCTCTCTGCCATTGGTGAGAATGGTGTCATCAAACTTGTGGTTCGTGACAAGAAGAACGATACGTCCAATGAATATGCAATTGTAGTTGGAGAAACTGATCAAGAGTTTACTTTCAACTTCAAAGTCGAAAATATCAAGATCATTCCTGGTGCTTATGACGTTGTAGTGTCTTCTAAACTTTTGTCACAGTTTACCAATACTCAGCACAATCTGAAGTATTATATTGCTCTGGAACCTGATTCTACTTTCGGTTGATGAGACACATCCTCTTTACATTGAAGGGTTGCAATGTTGAGTTGATGGAGGATGAAAACTACATGAGAAAAATGCTGTACAATGCGGCAAAAGAATGTAACTCAACCCTCCTCAACTTATCAGTGTATAAGTTTGAACCACAAGGACTCACTGGTATTGCCATGCTTGCCGAGTCTCATATCAGTGTTCATACATGGCCAGAAAAAGGTATGGCAGTGTGTGACGCTTTTACCTGTGGAGATCATACTACACCAGAAAAAGGTGTAGAATATATGCAGAAGATGTTGGAATCAACCGACATCATTGTGAACGAATTTATTCGACCTTTAGAATGAACATCTTTGTATCAGACCCTGACCCTGTTGTTTCGGCACAGGTTCTACCTGACAAACACATCGTCAAAATGCCTCTAGAGTGCTGTCAAATGCTCTCTATCGTGGCATCAGAGAAGTGGGGGCACGGGTACGGCACTCTCCCAAAGGCAGACGGTACACCCTATGCTACGGAGAAGGGTGCCTTTCGTAATCATCCTTGTACCATCTGGGCAAACGAAAACCTAGCAAATGCACGGTGGTTAATACGTCATGGATTAGCATTGTGTGAAGAGTATTCCAATCGTTACTCTAAAACTCACTCTTGCCTAGCAACTCTTGCTTATGCAAACAAGTTGTTTCCTCTTGACCCTAGTCACCGAGTACAACTTACTCCTTTTGTTTTTGCTGGACCTGATGAGTTTAAGCATGATACCAGTATTGATATCTTTACTGCCTATAAACGATACATTGCTTCTAAACCTTGGGTCAAAGATAACTATATTCGTATGCCGGAGCGTAAACCAGAATGGGTGTGAGTGATCTTTGGTATGAGTATAAAAAACTCATCTTTAATAC